TGCGTAAGAAACTCAAAAAATACGGCATGAACTGATAATAATCAGTTAACTGTATGATTAAAAAGGCGCTAACCGGCATGGGGAAGCGCCTTTTTTATTAAATTAACTGCACCACTGACTGCACCGATACACGAACTTTAGTGAACGCCGTTGAACGCAATCACCAACTAATCGTAATATGATAAACCTCTGCATATGAAGGGGTATGGTGTACATGAAGTCTATTCTCGATGAACTTAGTACTGATATTGAGCGCGCTGAAAGTCTACAGTCCCAGCTGATTAGCGTAGCTACAGGCGGATCTGCGTTACCATATGAATATCAGGAACTAAGACGTTTTTTTGTTGAATCACCACTATATAGCAACATTATTCCCTCTTTCGTAAAAACAAACCGCAACATCGACCAATTTTGGCAATTTATTAAATACAAATTCGGTACATATGCTGAAAGAAGGCAGTATATTTGGGATGAATTCCAAGAATTGATGGACTATCTGGAGGGTAAAAGGACATCTCTGATGTATTAAGACGGTTTGATGAGGATGGTGTTCACACCGTGTGGATGAAAGCACTAGAACGGCGCCACACAGACCCGGATGGGGCGATAACCTCTGCAAGAACACTTCTAGAAACCGTTTGCAAGCATATTCTTGATGATATGGATGTCCCCTATAATAATAAAAATATCGAAATGTCAGAGCTTTATAAAATACTATCAAAAGAACTTAACTTATCTGCCGACCAGCATACTGAAAGTATTTTCAAACAAATTCTTGGTGGTTGTTCAGCAGTTGTAAATGGGCTAGGTACTCTTCGTAATAAACTTGGTGACGTACATGGAAAGAATCGCTCATCAGTTAAACCATCACCAAGGCATGCAGAACTCGCTGTAAATTTATCAGGCTCAATGGCTCTTTTTCTAATTAGCTCATGGTTAAACCTTAAAGATAAAAATTAACGAACTATGGACGTGATATGACCATTTAGTTAATCATTATGTTCATCGGTTTAAGCTGTTTCTGGCTGTTCACCAGCCAATCTTGCATGTATTTGCACCAGGTACTGAACATCGCCTCATCAGTACCCGGGTAGGCATATAAAAACCCCATCAATACCTTGTCAGTAAGCGTATCTTCCTGATCCCAACCCACGATGAACTGGCGAAAAAGAGGGTATGCCTTTGCATGGTCTTTGTTTTGCCAGGTTTCTACCACCATATCAAACGGAGGCACAGTGAAAGTCACCATTACAGGGAAAGCTTCATAACCAGCTGGCTCATTGCCTTCTTCTGGAGATAGCCCAAAGCCTAATGGGATCACTATTTCCCGGGTAAATTGCATTCCCACCGGCCACAGCTGCAGATCACATTTTGTCTTCGACATAAATCCCCGCTGAAATAATGGCGCCACCGATACGTCGCTTGCCATAACCGATTGGTACGGGATATGCCTGAGAAGTGGTATTTGTTACCCCACCAAAAGCATAAGACGCTTTATTATCTGCATCCTGTTTGCTGGCTAACCCCTTTGCCTGAGGAGACAACATCTGTGTCACGCCACCGATAGCCATTGCTGCGCCAGCCGCAAACATCAAGTTACTTGCAGCAATCCCGATGCCGGGCATCCAGATTGATACTGCTACCAGCACAGCACCAAGTATTGTTTGAAGCACTCCAGCCTTTTTACTACCGATAAGCACTGGCACGATATGAATCTCGCGCCCAATATTCGGATATTCAAGATCATCTTCTCCGATATTCTTTTTCCCGACAAAAATGGCATACGTTAAGCCGCGCGCTTTGCTGGAATTCATGTATTTCTCGAAGCCAGGAAGTGTGGCGGCCAGCGCCCGGAAGGCTTCATGCGTTGTACGGATCAAGCGTTGGTGACTTTTGCCGAAAGTTTTCCCAAGCGGGCCAAACATACGGATCGTTGCCATCACTTCATCGTTAGCCGTGCTCATTGATTTACTCCTGATTTAAAAATTGCGGGCAAGGCCGCTCTGAGGTCATAAATTTTTTTCTTACAAGACCTGCCCTCAAGAGGAGTAATAGCAGCAAGACGCCGTGAGACAGTTTGTCTGTGCAGGCCGGTCAGCTGTGCTATCTCGCATATCGTCAATCGTATTTGTTTCATCAGCTTTCTCTCATGATGATGAATAAAAAACATACAATCCATCATCTTCAGCGGATCTTAAAAATATTTATCATTACAGAACAAATAATTACCGGATGATGATGATGACCTCAAATTTCAAAAACCAGCCGTTTTCCGCGTGCCCGCCGCCTCGTGGCTAAAACCCCCTCCGGGAGGACCCGCCCGGCCCTGCGGGACAAAGGCGGCTTTCACCGCCCTGTTCCTTACGGTTTGCCGGTCGATTTCACCAGGCCGCGATAGTCCAGCGGCGCAACGCCTGCATCGATACGTACCTTCCAGGCAATACCATCAACGGTAAAGCCCTCCTGTTGCTCCAGGTAAGGTGTATCCATGCCATCAAGATAAGCCACCTCCACCGTGTCCATGCCCTGTGCGGCGGTCACATACCATTCTTTGGCGTTATGCTTATCGAGGCGCGGTTCAACAATGACCTGTGCCATATCCTTCACCACGTTAACGATGCCCGGGTTCTGGTTGAGCGTACCGTTACCATCGACCGGGAAAAGAGAGGAGGAAGAAAGCACCGCGCGGTTGGCTGCTCCTTCAAGTGCCGCCGGAACGATGAGGAACGAAGGCGTAACGTTGACCGGATCGCCATTGGCGTCTTCCTGCAGGCGCATAGCCTTACGTGCAGCATCCAGACCTTCAGTATTCATATCCAGTGCAATCAGGTTCTTGTGATCGGCATGGAAAAGCGCTTTACCATCAGTGAAAGCCTGGTTAGTGGTCAGCACCAGATACACCAGCTCGCCCACAGTGCGCGATGCTGCCCGGCCCATTGCGGTAGGGATGGTGGTCAGTTGGCTGAGATCATCGTTAATAATTGCCTGACGGGTGATAGAGAAGATTTCGCCATAAGTGGCCAGCGCGATTGGTACGCCTTTATCGCTGGTGGTGATGTATTTATATTCGGCCCCTTCGCGCACCTGACGCAGTTTAGAAAAGCCATTTAACCCAACACGCTTGGCTTCATGGAAGTTGCTGAGCGAACCGGTTTTAGTCCACTGCTGGAAGGTTTCCCCACTGTTCTGCCAGCCGGCAAGCACAGATTTTTCAGCTCCACCAGCCAGGATGTGTGAGAAATCGCTGCTGGTGTGTGTGAATGCCAGATTCACAATCTGCGAGCGGTTACCGAAACCGCTGATGCTGATACCGCGATCCACCAGCGAGGCCTGCGCCATTTCGAACAGGCTCATCATTGCGTACGGGTTGCCACGTTCGGCGCGGTCATGTCCCAGACGGGCATACAGCCCCTGACGAATACCGTCGCCGGTAATATTGCCGTTCCCCGCATAGATATGGCTCTGCATACCCTTATTGGAAGGAGTGGCGCCGCGGCCCATTTCAGCGAGCAACATGTCTTTAGCCTTTTCCGGTGTACATGCCACATCCTCAAGGCACTGCATTTTCAGTGCATCATGGCGGCCACCAAACATGGCAAACAGGTCTTTAATTCCATTAATGCGGTTTTGCTCCGGTGCTGTAGCAGGGATCGACGCTTTCGGGCTGGTGATCATCCCTTTCAGGTCGTTTGGCATATATTCAAAATCCTCAATACGTTTTGATTCAAGGCGGGCCATTGCATTCACCGCCGGTAACAGTTCATCGGCAAAACCTTGCGCCACGCATTCTTTACCGTTCATCCAGGTTTCACTCTCCAGCATGGTCGCCAGCTGCTCTGCCGTTTTCCCGGTTTTACGGGCATAGGCCGGGATCAGCACGCTCTCTACCTTGTCCAGCAGTTCGGCATAGTCGCGCATGTCATTGGCATTCCCGCCTGAAATCCCCCACGGCTTGTGGATCATCATCATGGCGTTTTCCGGCATAACGATACGGTCACCGCACATGGCAATAACTGACGCCATTGAGGCGGCCAGGCCATCGATATGCACAGTGATACGCGCCGGATGTTTGCTCAGGAGGTTATAGATAGCGATGCCGTCGAAGACGTCGCCGCCTGGTGAGTGGATATGCAGGTTGATATGAGAAATATCGCCTAAGGCTTTCAGGTCTTCGGAGAATTGCTGCGCAGTAATGCCCCAGCCGCCAATCTCTTCGTAAACCTGAATATTTGCGCTCGCACCGTCGCTGGCGGCTTTAATGGTGTACCAGCCTTTCATACCCACGCCCCCAGCGAATGGTGATGCCAGTAGTTCACGCTGCTCCGTACAATCTGGCCTTTAGTGGGTACCGGCATTTCAGGATGCTTCTCCCTGATATAAGCCTGGTACTCTTCAATTTTACGCATGGTTTCGGCATCGATATGGACCGTTCCGCCCTTATCCTGTGCCGATTTGTTTCTATCTGGCATCTTCTTACCCTTATCGTGAATAAT